ATCCCACAAGTGGATGCGATTGTCACGCCCTTTTGCTGTGGTGTGGCTGTCGAACTGTTTTTTTTCAACAATGATATTTCTGCCCTGGTAATCGGGCAATGTGATTACACCGTCCTGTTCCATTTCATCCCATACTTGCCGCTCGCTTTTCTCCGTGCGGGGTATCTTCTCCGGTTTCTTTTCCATATTGGCAGGGACAGATTCCAACCCCCATTTGGGTGCGGTTTGCTTTCCCATACTGCCGGATGACTGTCCGGGGAACTTATTTATATACATCTGATCAGCTGTAAATACCTGCGCCGAATCGCATCGGTTAACTCCCCAACCTTGTGCTGCGCTCATCTTCCATTCCTTGGTTTTCAGGAAATCGTCAACCCGCCGGCGCATTTCCTCCACATCAAATTTCACCTGATGCTTCATGCGGCCTACCACCCAACAACGACAACGCCAGCCGTTGGGAGGATATATCTTGTTCCAACGTGGATCACTTTCGGGCAGGATGACTCCATGCAGCTTTAAGTGTTCTTCACGTACCTTGCCATCATATACGGTTTTGTATTCCCAGAACGGGAATATTTCTTTTTTGCTGCGTAGCCTGCGATAATTGGATGTAGCCTCTGCCGTCAGTACTGCCGTATCCCATTCTGTTTTTTGCCAGGTCTTGTTAAACACACCGGTCACTTCTTTTGCCTTGCGGTAAAACTCATTGAAGTTCTTACTTTCACGGAAAAGTCTGTTCAGCTCTTGTATTTCCGCCAATGTTTTTGCAGCGGAAAAATGGAACAGGTTTTGTTCCATGGCTGTTCGGAATACGTCGTCCGGAGCATTGTAGGTGATTCCGATATCGGAATTCTTTATGTCCTTTTTAAATGCCGGTTGAACAGCCTTTAAAAAGTCGTCGGCAAAGAACCGGAAGAGTTCCGGGCTGAAGTCCGTCAGTTCCCCGTTCCATACCGCCGCGATGAGACGTTCGTCCAAAGAATCGGCATCACTCATGCGGATTGTGCCAGCCCCGCCCGGATGCGGGGCTGCTACGAAAAAAGACTTGATGCGTTCCCAAAGATTGCGGTCGTCGCTGTTCTTTACCGGTTCCTTACCGGCTTTCGGATCGTTGTCTTTTGCTGCCGAAGGTTCATTTTCCGTTTTATCAATTGTTTGCCCCGACGTGCTCAGAAACACCGGTTCCCCATTTTTGGGTTCGGGAATGCCGTATTTTTCGTAACCGTACGTCTGTGGTATGGGAATCATGGTGGAGAGAGTCTTCAGATCGCTTACCGTGATTTCGTCCTTCTTATCCACAAAGGAGAACTTTCCGCCATGCACAGGATATCCCCTGCTTTCGAGCAACGGGACAAGATATTTGTTCAGCATGCGGATCACGAACCGTCGGTCGCTGCGGTGCTTCTTCTCCTGTACCTCCATGTGTACTTTGCTTTGCGAAAGCGATGCACCGTCTTTGGTGGTCATGGTCTGCCCCAGGATGGTAATAAGTATCTCTTCGTTGCAGGCATTGCGAAAGTCATTGTACAGGGCGCCGTTAGTGCTTCCTGACAGTGTGGTTTGTTCCACTTCGCTTTCTTTGGGTATCACCAGGTAGGGAGCCGCACCGGCTTCCTCAAAGGCCTGTATCAGCAGGCGGCGGCTTTGTTCGTCCATACTGTTGTATTTGCCGATGCGCTGCGGCATACCGAAGAGTTCGACGAACTGCGCCCAGTCACCGAAACCGCCGCGCTTGTAGATGACGTAGGGTGCAATCTTCAGCAACAATCCCAGATCGTCGTCTTTACCCCACTGGATGATCATGCCGTCCTCCGCATAGCTGATGCCGGTGGTATCATATTGTTGTCGCAGTATAAGCTTCTCTTTTGGGCGGATGTGTTTGCGGGGAATGCTGTTGAAGTCGAAGCCGTTAATGAACGAGTATTCGTCTACAGATATACCCCAGAACAGGCACCACATGATTTCCTTCAGTTGCTCTTCAAATTCGATGGTGTCTATCAGGTCGTTCATAACCGGTACTTCCTTCTTGTTCATCGTGAAGTTGATGTCGCAGTCCGTAATGGCTTCAATGCGTTTGCTGATGGCATCGAGTACGAAGCCATCCAACAGGATATCCTCGTAGAGGTCATATAGTTTGCTGCGTAGTCCCATGTCTGCGGCACGCAGGGCGCTCTTCCAGCTACCGATGTCGTTGACGCCCCTGTGTACAGGCTGTATCAGTATCTGGTTGTAAACCGGTGTCACTACTTTTTTTGCAGTGACAGCCGGAATTTGCTTTTTATTCTTCTTTTTTTGTACCATGATAATAAGTTAAAAGTGATTATCCCGTTTACGATTACTGCCGAAGGCAATTTCTCCCTGACACAGTTTGCAGTGCGCACTTGCTTCGGGTGCTGCCGGCAGGTTCGGATTTTGCTTGTTCTGGTTGTTTTTGAGCCATTCGATTGCCCGGTCGTATCGCTTCTCGCGCATTTCGATGTCAACTCCGGCATTGCAAATGTTGCAGAAATGCCAAGCTGCAATATCTTTGACAAAAAGTAACAGAATGGGGTTGCGTTCCTTGCCCCGGGTGGCGAATATCTTACCAGTATCGTACTTGGTGAGATAGCCCTGCACTTCCTCGATGGCGGCATCGATGGCCGACATCATGGCGGCATCATCACCGTGACTGATGGTGTTCATATCCTCTTCATAGATATGTGTGGTCATTTCCTCTATATCCAAATAAGCCATAATAGTATAGAATATTAAGTTTTACATTCGTTTTGAGTTGCGGGGGCGGTGCCCATGCCAGCAGCTTCCTGCTTCAATGTGGGCGTTAAGCTGCTGGCACATGTAGTAGCCGCCTTCTATGGCATCCGGACCGTCGGCAGGCGCAGGCAGCCCATCATCGAACAAGTGGAACTGTTCTTCCAGGCGCAGCATATTCGGATTATCCTTTTCACGGATGTTGAGCACCAACCGGCCGGCACGGTTCAGCGGTTCCAGGTTGCCTTCGATGCGGACAAACTTGTCGGGCTTGTCACGTCCATCGGGCGAAATATTGATGTAGTAGCCGTTTTCCTTACCCTTGGCGAGGAAGAGGGGAACGAATACCTGCTGGTAGAAGGGGTCCTGAAGTTTGTTGTTCTCTATATAGTTGCGCTGCTGTGCCCGTTCGCGCACGTAGTCATGCTGGAAATAATACCAGTTCACAAACTCATCGTTGGTGACATGCAGCAGGTAACCTGTATAAACATAGAGTGTGCCTTCATACAGTCCCATCAGGAAGTTGGCTTTGAAGGAATTCTTCTTAGCTTTCTTACTGGTGTTGTTGCTGGGAGCGGGGTCCCCGTAGCTGACTATATACTTTAGCTTGTTAATGGGCGGGCATTCTCCCCAACGGATTTCTTTGAAATAGCTGCCTTCCACTACCGGGTTATTGAAGCATTCTTTTTGTCCGCTTGCCAGACTGACCTGTGCCAGTACCTCATCGATGATTTCTTCTGTATTCTTTTCCGGCCAGACGGAAGTTCCGAACTGGTAGTCCATTTGCGGATCGGGATGGTTGATATCCACCATGCGGATGTTGATGATATCCCAGTTGCCGATAGGCTTTTCTCGTGCCGCCAGTTCACGGGCTTTATTTCCGGCTCGGGACACGCAGCAATCCTTGGCTATTATGTTGCCCGTCCAGATGGTCAGCAACGCTTCGCTGATGGAGCGGGTAAAGAACAAGGCCTGTTCAAACCAGTTCCATTTGTTGTTCACGATGTCCGGATTACGGCATTCTTCGTCCGTATCGTAGTCATCCATCAGCAGCACGTCCGGACGAACCTCGTCCATTTTCACACCACGCGGAGACTGTCCCCAGCCCATGGCCATGAACGACACGCGGGTACTGAGGGTGAAGTAATCTTCCGTCCATTTGTCACCGATCAAATTTCCGTAGAAGAACTTCAGGCGTTCGTTCGCCTCGAATTGAGCCCGGTATTGGTTCAGCAATTTTATGGCACCCTGATTGGTGGCGGAAGTCATGATGACGCACCGCTTATTCTTCTTTACGATGACCAGATAGAGAATAATGAACATAACGATGGTGCTCTTTGCCAACTCACGCGACCAGCTCAGCACTTCATACCAGTTACCGTCGGAATGACCGATAATCCGGTCGATGGCTTTTTTCTGGAACTTGGCGAACTCATACTTGGCATACCTGTAGAACATGAACTTCATCCACTCGACAGGACTTGCCTCCAGCTGGCGCAACTTCCTTGTCTTTTCTTCACCAGTCATGGTGAAGTCCACCGCGGTCTGTGTACGTATCTGCCGTATGGTTTCCTCCCAGTCATCGGACAGAACCTTGGTATTCCCGGTTAATTTCTTCTTAGCCATGGCGTCACCTCAACCTTTCCTTTACGAATTCATCAAAGAAATAACTCAGCTCGATTGCTTTTTCCGGATCACGCTTGCGAAGCCAGAAAAGAATCTGCTTGCTGACACTTATGATATCGGCTATTCCGTAGTCACCTTCCATTTTGGCAATGGCAGCGGAAAGTTTATTGATGGTGTCCGCTTCGGCGGATGTGGCATACTTGTCAGGTCGTGCGGCAATAGTCTTGTTAATCTCCGCTATCTGCATGTAGAGGTTACGTATCTGCTCCTCACGGGTGGTGGTGACGGCAGCCCGCAGCATCTCCCAGTTACCCTCTTTGCTCCATTTACTCATGGTAACGGGATTAATTCCGACTTTCTCCGCAATTTGCTTGCTTTGCAGTTCTCCCTGCAAAAAAAGCAACTTGGCCCAGTCCTTTTTCTGTTGGTTTGTAAGTGTCTTCGACATATCTTCTCCTTTCTTATTACAGCACAAAGTTAGACTATGGACAGCACTAAAAATAATTGCCCTGTAATAGTTTACGAACTGACGGAAACTATTACGGCACAGTAGGAAACGATTACAAACCGATTTGCACACCTTCTTTTTATCTCTCAATTTTGCACCAAACAAAACCTGAAAGCGATGAGTAAACCCTATACATTCTGCATACACGATGAGTCGGTAAACACGTACGGTTTTCGTATGTTGACGTCGGGCGCAAATCTGGAAGAGTTCAAGAAGAATCCGGTTGTACTATATAATCACAACGATTGGGAGGCTCCCATAGGACGCGGGGAGAATATCCGTGTGGAAGGCGGGAGAATTCTTGTGGATGTTGTGTTCGATGAAGAAGACGAAAAGGGGCGGATGATAGCCGGGAAAGTGGACCGTGGTTTTCTGCGCATGGCAAGTATTGGAGCCTGGCCACCCGAAG